ATACTAGCCGCTATAAATCATCTTAAACAACGATATGAGGATATGCGATGAAACTTAAAGAACTAGCAGCTAAACCCAAACTGGTAAAAATTACATTAGATGCCGAAGAACTCGTGGCAAAATATGGCGAGCCTATTGAATTCTATATCTATGACAGACAACCAGTAGAACGATTTGTAAAACTTGCTACCAGTATGGGTGATGATTATGGACAAGCAATTGCGATTATAAATGATTTATTATTAGATGAATTAGGTAAGCCCATGCTGAACAAAGAAGAAATATTACCCGCCGATGTTATGGCACAGGTCATGAGCAAGGTGGTTGATTTTTTGGGAAAGTAACCAATGAGGATATCCAGGAGGGTGATACTCTACAGGGATTTTGTGTAATGATAGATGCCATGGGCGAGCGTTACAGCCAATTGCCCAGCACAATATTAGAGCAAGCAACTACTATGGATATCTTTATATTTGATATTGCTACAAAATATAAAAATCTAGCACAGCGACGAGCAGAAAATCCTAATTACAAACCAGTGCCTAACTATAGCCAGGATCAATTACAAAATATGATTGATCGTGTAAGGAGTGAAAAATGGCAGTAAGATTAGAAACAGATAGAATAACACCCAGTCTTAACAATATTGACCAACAATTGCGTAAATTGGCTGCGGATGCCTTTGATGTATTCTATAAGAATACTCCTCGTCGTAGTGGTAATGCTCGCAGTAAGACTAGATTAGCAGGCAGTGAAATTATAGCAAATTATCCTTATGCTGAACGCCTAGATGATGGTTATAGTCGTCAAAGTCCAGATGGTATGACTAAGCCCACAGAAAAATTCATTGAGCGACGCACAAGACAAATTTTTAGGAGAGGCAGATGGCAGACTTAAGATATACCGTAGATGTCAATACCAGAGATGCTGTTCGCAGTATTGAAGTGCTTAAAGGTGCTATAGGTGGCTTGGCTGCGGCATTTACAGTGCGACAATTTGTACAATTCGCTGATGATATTACAAATTTACGCAATAAGTTATTAAGTTTAACACCAGATTTAATCACGGTTAACAAACAATTTCAAGCATTGGCCGCTATAGCTATTACTGCCAGGACTCCACTGGAAGCCACTGCGGATTTGTTTTTTAGAATCCAACGCAGTGCTAAAGCATTGGGTATTAGTCAACGTGAAGCAGCACAGATAACAGAAAGCGTAGCCAAAGCGTTAAGTGCCAGTGGACAAAGTGCCAGTGAAGCGGCAGGTCCATTATTACAGCTGGGACAGGCATTACAAAGTGGCACATTCCAGGGGGATGAATTAAGATCAATATTAGAAGGACTGCCTCAGGTTGCCACAGCATTAGCACAAGAATTAAATGTTCCAGTGGGAGCATTAAAGAAATTAGGCAGTGAAGGACAAATCAGTGCTGACATATTTGTTCGTGCCATGCGTCGTGCTAAAGATTCAATAGATGAAGCATTTGGTAGAACGACGCCAACTATAACGCAAAGTTTGGAAAGATTAAAAACTGTTAGTAAGTTGGCGTTTGATGAATTTGAAAAGAATACAAACACTGGTAAAACTTTGGGACAGATGATAGAATATATCACTGTAGTTGTTTATAACAGTATAAGAAGTATTGACGCATTTATTGAACGTTGGGGCAGTACATTATTATTAATCGGTCAAATAATATTAGCGTTTACAGCTTTCAAAACTGTGGCCAGTATTGCCAGCGGAGTTGTGCGAGCCATAGCAGGCATAGGCCGAGCACTCAGTCAGGTAGGTATTGGTGTAGCTACAGTAAGCCAAAAATTAGGCAGTTTTGGCCAAAGCGTAGCCGCAGTATTACCTTTCGCAGATAAGTTAAGTAAATTTTTCTATAACATGGGAAGAACCCTGGCACCCTTGGTAGGAGCATTAACTGGTGCGGTAGCAGCCATATATGCTTGGACAGGCATTGGTGATATTATAGATAAAATTAAAGAACTGGGCGACAGCAATAGTGAAGCAGCACGTCAAATAGAAGATTTTAAGCGAGCACAATCAGATATTAAAAATGATTTAGACGACAATGCCTCTGCCAGTGAAAATGCCGCCGCAATGGCCAAAGAATTAGCCAAACAATATGCCAAACTTAAACAAGCAGCAGAATTTGAAATAGATAACTTAAATCGTGGGTTGGTTCAAGAAAGATCAAGATTAGCATTAGAAAATAAATTCGCACAATTGCGTGTTGATGGTGTTGGTGATACGCAGGATCAATTACAAATAGAACAAATACGTCAGCGTGTTGCTCAAGAAATGTATAATGCTGTATCACAAATTAATCAGCAAATACAACGTTTGGGATTAGAATATAGCCAATTGGCAGTACAGGATAGTCAGCGTGGTAAAGAACTGCGTAATCAAATATCAGTGCTACAAGGTCAACGAGAAGAAACTAAAAAAGTTTATACAGAACATGAAGAAGGCATGCTCGCACTGATTCAAAATCAACTCAATCTCAAATCTATTGAAGAAGCACGTAAAAAAATCAACGAAGACATTGTCACAGCAATTGAACGCCAACAGCAGCAGCAAGAACAGGCAGGACAAGTTGTACAGGATATTAATCGTCAAATCAGTGAATTACAAAACAAACGGCCAGAGTTTGCCTTTGTGGGATTTACTGGTATACAAAAGCAACTGCTACAAATTGAAGACGACGCTAAACGAGCAGCACAAAACGCAGCAGAAAAATTTGCTCGTGAATTTGGAGATGTAACTCCTCTAAATGAAGCAGAATTCGCAGCAGGTTTAGATGCCATTGCTGAAGGTTATAAACAATTGGCAGATTTACAAAAAGAATTTGCTCAACAAAATTATACAATAACGAGAACATTTAGTTATGGTTGGCGAGATGCTATGACTAAATTTGTAGAAGACACTGCCAATGCTGCCAACTATGCTAAAACATTATTTGACACATTTACACAGGGATTTAGCAGTGCCATAGTACGTTTTGTCCAAACTGGTAAATTAAGTTTTAAGGATTTGGCCAATAGTATACTGGCAGATGTAGCTCGCATGGCATCAAATAGATTGTTAGTCAGTTTGTTTGGTAGATTCTTTGGTGGTGGATTTGGTACTGGCATGGGATTTGGTGGATTAGACTTTGGTGGATTCTTTGCCAGTGGTGGACGTTTAGGGCCAGGAAAATATGGTGTAGTGGGAGAAGCAGGACCTGAATTAGTAACAGGACCAGCCAATATAACACCATTAACCGGTGGTGGCAGCACCAACATTACTTACAATATTCAAGCGGTAGATGCCAGCAGTTTTAGAAGTTTAGTTGCTCGTGATCCTGAATTTATTTTTAATGTAACAGAACAAGGACGTAGACAATTGCCCTCAAGGAGTAGAAGATGAGCTTACAAAGTATAATTGATAGTGCGGTTACTATTGATGTTAATCGCAGCAAATTAGTAGCACAAAGTCTAAGCCGCAGTGGTAGATTGTTAACAGCAACTCGCAACTGGGCTAATCCATATCGTTTTACCGTAACTCCTAAACCCATATGGGCCTGGGACACCACAACTCAGGGTATATTTGCCACGGTATTTGACAATGATAGGCATACTGAAAGTAGCATATACCTAAGTTATACATCAGGTGGGCCCTTGGAATGGATGACGGTATATAAAGGCCAATTGGATGCCACCAATAATGATGTATTAGATGATATGACCATAGCCAGTGAACCCACCACAGCCAGTTTGGCACTGACATATGCCGGCAACGCTACAACTAACAATGGCAAATATGTTGTTCGCAAAGGTGATTGGATTCGTCCTGCCAATCATAGATATCCCTATCAGGCCACGGCGGATGTTCAAATACAAACCGGTGTTACAAGTTATACAGTTAATATTCACAGAGGCTATATTGTTCAAAGTGCTTATACCGCACTGGGACAAACTCTAAACATAGGTGATGCCGCAGCAAGATTTTATGTACAAGTAGCACGTTTGCCCACTATGAAATTTACGTATAAGAATTTTGTAGAACTAACAGGTGATTTTGAATTAGTGGAGGTCATACTATGACAACGGCAATAACAGCAGTAGATACCGAAACCCGTATTGAGCATGGTGTTTTAATAGATTTAACCCTGGATGGTACCACATATTATATCAGCAATTGTTATAAAGCTGTGTCACATAATGGCAATACCTATACTGCTTTGGCGGGATTTTTAACAGTAAGTGAAATACAGACTAATATACAGAATAGCAATGATGAATTACAAATTGGCCTAAGTGCTATTCCCAGTGCTTATATTACTGCCATATTGGGTACACCAATCAAAGGCGGCAGTGTAAACATATATCGTGCGTTTTTTGATTATACAACGCAGGCAATATTAACAGGTGAAATATATAAACGCTTTAGCGGCGTAATGAGCAATTTCAGCGTACAGGAGGATATTGATCCCAGTTCAGGCGAACCCACGGTTACACATACTATTAGCGTAATGGCCAGCAGCACCATGGGCGTATTGGAAAATAAATTTAGCGGACGTAGAACCAATCCTGATGACTATCAAATAAATTATACACCAGAATTATTCTTTACCAGTGCTATTACCACTGATCCCAGTATGGATCGTGTACTTACATTACATAATGCCGCCTTTGATTTTGGTAGACCCTATGCTAATAAGACAGCCAGCACAGGCACCGGCACCAGTACAGGTACCAGTGGTGGCAATACGTATACATATCCTGACAATGATGAATTAATAAGGCAAGCAGGATAATATGATTAGGTTGGCCACACGCAGTGATATCAACGTTGTAACTGATTTAATATGTGAATTTTTACAGAATACCAGTTATCATGATCATACTGATAATGTAGACATCAATCATATTAAACAATTGGTTTATGTAATTTTACAACAGGGATATATTTGGTTATTGTATAAAGACAATGAAGCAGTGGGATTGTTAGCAGCAGTAAGAGAAAGAAATATCTGGCTGCCCAATAAGATCACATTGCGTGAATTAGTATGGTATGTGCGAGAACAATATCGCACCAGTGTGCTGGCAGGTCGTTTGTTTATAACGTTTTGTAATGTGGCACAACGTTTATTGGAGACTGACAATATTGTGGGATATTTTACTACTCGCATGTCAACAACAGCAGATTATGATTTGGAACGCAGAGGTTTTAGATTAACAGAAAAGTTATATTTTAAGGACTAAGGAGACCGTTATGCCGGCATTTTCAGCAATTGGAGCTTATGTAGCAGGAACGATTTTAGGATTAACAGGAACCGCCGCAGTTGTAGCAGGTGTGGGCCTTACTTGGGCGGGAGTTGCTGTAGCCAGTGTGGTGGCCATTGGAGCCAGTTATATAACCAGTAGAATTATAAATGGTAATCCTAATAAAGGCAGCAATAGTGCTGGCAATCAGGGTGGCCGCATACAATTACCACCAGCCAGTAATAACAAAATTCCTGTAGTATATGGACAAGCATATATGAATGGTATTATCACAGATGCTTGGCTAACAGATGAAAATAAAACCATGTATTACTGCGTGGTATTAAGTGAAACTTGTAATGTCAGCGGTGCCACTTATACCGTCAATGACATATACTGGAATGACATGCGATTGGTATTTGAAACAACATCAAATAATCGTCATAAGGTTAATAAAGGTGTTAAAACTGTTACAACCACAGATGACACCGAAGATAGTTTTGTGGTTGACAGCACTAACTTGGCAGAGTTTCGTGTATATGCTGGTGATAGTACCAGTGCAAAACAAATATTTCCACTGACAGATACGCCAGTAAATGCTTATACGTATTGGCCCGACAGTAAATGGACCAGTGCTAATCGCATGGAAGGCCTGGTATTTGCCATTGTTAAAGTTCGTTATGACCAAAATAAAGGATTTACCAGTTTACCGAATCTAACGTTTAAGATTACCAATAGCATAAACAATCCCGCAGAAGTATGGCGTGATTATATGACATCAAAACGATATGGTGCTGGAGTGGCCACTGCCACAATACCCACAGGTTCAGGAACGGCATATGACACCTGGTATAATTATTGCGATGAATTAATTCGTTATACAGACAAAGATGCCAGCAGTGCCACACAACGACGTTATCAAATTAATGGTGTAGTAGATACCAGTCAAAGTTGTAAAACAAATATTGACAGTATATTACAAAATGGCGGTGCTTGGATGAGTTATGATGTCAGTACCGGATATTGGCGTCCTATTATTAAGAAGGCAGTTACAGCAGCATTTACGGCCAGTAGAACCAGCACTACATTAACAGTGTCAGCCTTTACAGAAGGACGCATTGAACCTGGCATGACCATATATAACAGCTCAGGCAGCAGTATAGGTAAAATTGTCAGTCAAACTACTCCGCTGACATCAGGCGAAACAACTGGGCAAGTGGGTCGTTATACCATGGATACTTCAGGTGCTGTAAGTAGTCAATCAATGACTGGTGTTAATTTAGATGAAATAACATTAGCATTCAATGACAATAATATTCTAACTGGCATCAGTATTAGCAGCACCAGTCTAACAGATTTATATAATGCATATGAATGTGAATTCTTTGACAAATACAACAAAGACCAACGTGCTTATACACGAGCCGAGTTATCAGCAGGACTGCGTAATGCCAATGAACCTGATAATGTATTACGTATGAGTTTGGAATTTTGTAATAACAGTGTGCAAGCAGACATAATTGGCAATATGGAACTGCGTCAAAGTAGAGATGATTTAGTTATTGAATTTACTGCCAGTCATTATGGTATACAAGCACAGGCAGGTGATATCATTGGCATCACAAATGACATATACGGTTGGGCACCAAAATATTTCCGTGTCATGCGAACCAAGGAAATAGAGCGTGAAGATGGTGGATTAGTAGCACAGATCACAGCACTGGAATATAATCCAGATGTTTATACCGTGGAAAGCATAACAGAATTTACCACAGAAGAAAATATTGGTATAGCACCATTTTCAACCACTGGCACTAACACTGCTAATATTTTAACACCTGATGATGATCGTGTATCAGTTGTACAAGTAAATGATACGGCATCGGTGCCCAATATTGTTATAGTTGCTAAAATACCTACATCTGGAGGTCCCTACGATGAAATACAAATTTGGTACGCAGTGGGCCCCACCACTACCAGCCCCAGCGATAATGCCTATAGTTTATTAATAATACATAAACCACCACCACCCGCTATTAGTTTTAATTTAGGTAAAACCATATATGGTGGCAGTGTGGGTACTACCAGCGAAAGATTTAGTACGTTTAATAGCGGATATAGCAGCTTAGTGGCCCATGGTTTAGAAGTGGGAGACCAATTGTATTATTATAGTGCCGATGCCATTGGTTTAACAGAAAATACTTTATACTATTATATACCCAATGAAGTAACATTACCGTTGACTGTGGGTCGCACATATGTCATATATGATTTAGGCACGACAACGCAAGCAGTTTGGAATACACTGGCAGGAACTTCTGGTGTGACTTACGCTGTGGGTGATAGTTTTGTAGCCGCAGTGGCTGGTAATCAAACTGGCACGGGCTTGGTTACTAACATATATGAACTACGATTAAGCCTAACAGAAGGCGGCGCCGCGGTGAATTTAACCGGTAGTGCTAATTTTACACTGGATACTTGCCACGCTATAACATTAAGTGGATTACCCAGTAATGCCACAGGACAAAAGTATTATTTTAAGACCAGAGTAGGTAGTCGTCAATACTACAGCACATTTACTGATCCGGACAGTGCCACCGTGGCCACACCTACCACACCTTACGCACCCGGTGGAAGCAGTGCGGGCTTTAATTTAAGCGGTGCCACAGAAGGCGAAACAATATATTATGATGCCACTACAGGTACGTGGCGGAATAATTATATATTGTCTGTAAGTGATACATCAAATTGGGTACGTATAGAAACGCCATTTGTTAAATCTACGGAACAAGATAATTATCTGCGTAGTGGATTAGCTATTGAAAAAAGAATTACGGATGCCACTGCCAATGATGATAATGAAGGCGGCCCAGCATTATTGTTCACCAGAAGTTTTGGAGCTCATACCAATTCTACAACAGCAAGCAATGGCCGTGAAGGTTTTGCCGTTGTAGGAGCAAATTTTCGCGGAACGGATGACGATCATAGCATTAATATAAGTATTGCCAATACAGGTGAAAATTTAGAATCCGCTCTTGGTGGATCCACCATATATACCGGCAAATTGGGAGGTACCACTATTAGAAGTTTTGGCAGTGCTACCTCGGGAGATATACCTGTAATGAGATTGGAAGCACAAAGTTCAGGCACAACGGGATTAAATTTTGGCCCTGGCTTATATTTTGACGCAGAATATCCTGATGGTGTTGTGAGGAATGTAGGTTGGATTGCTGCGAGATTAGACGATATTACATCAGGCAGTGAAGATGCTGTCATGGTATTCCGAGCTACTAAAGATCAGGCTGCTGATCGTGGTGAAGTCAGTATTGACAGTGAAGGCAATATTGACCAAGAAGGCAAAATATTTGATATTAATAGTCTCAGCGATTCTGAAAGCCCAGTTCCCGCAGGTGTCAGCGGCACAGGCCTGGCAGGCATTAGAATTGGCCGAGGTAGTTTAAGTGATGCCACATTATATTTTAACGAAAGCACAGATAATTTTGAATTAAAATATGAAAGTGGCACTTATATTGATTTGACGGCCAATGATTTAACTCTACAGGGCAATGACATCAAATCAAGTAGTGCCACTGCTATAACATTATCAGGAGCAGATGTCGTAGTAGCGGGAGATTTAACCGTAACTGGCAATGATATCAAATCAAGCAGTGCCACTGCTATAACTTTAAGTGGCAGCAATGTAAGTATTCCAGGCGATTTAGCCGTAGATACAAATACCTTATTCGTAGATAGCATTAATAATAGAGTGGGTATTGGCATAGCCGTTCCAAGTTATACTCTAGACGTGCAGGGCAATACTTATATTGGTGGTGACTTGCGAGTGTTATATGATTTACAAGTAGAAGGCAATGATATTAAATCCAGCACAGGTGCTACTGCTATAACACTATCAGGATCAGACGTCACTATAGCAGGTAATTTAACAATCAATGGAACAACTACCACCGTAAATAGCACGGTAACTACAATAGATGATCCCATTATTACACTGGGTGGTGATACTGCTCCAGTCAGTGATGATAATAAAGATCGTGGCGTTGAATTCCGTTATTATGACACGCAGGCACGATTGGGATTCTTTGGTTACGATGACAGCCAAAATAAATTCGTATTTTTAACACAGGCAACCAATACCAGTGAAGTGTTTAGTGGCACTAAAGGTGAAATAGATGCCAGTGTAGATTGGTCAAATATTCTTAACAAACCCGATCCAGTTATCACACTGGCAGGAGATTTATCAGGCACGGTTACACTAACAGATTTAGCCAGCGGCACACTAACAGCTACCATAGTGGCCAATGCTGTAGCACTGGGCACAGATACCACAGGCAATTATGTTGCCACCGTGTCAGCCGGCACTGGTATAAGTGTCAGTGGCAGTGGGGTAGAAACTGCCGCAGTTACCGTAACAAACACAGATCTGGGCAGTAGTCAAAATATATTTAAAAATGTAGCGGTCAGTGGTCAAAGCACGGTTGTAGCGGATAGTAATGATGATACACTGACATTTGCTGGTAGCACTGGATTGACAATTACTACAGATGCCACAACGGATACCATTACATTTACTAACAGCGGTGTAACCAGTATCGCAGGCACCACTAATCAAATCACTGCCAGTGCCAGTACAGGATCCATAACATTATCAACACCGCAGGATATACACACCGGTGCTAATCCCACATTTGCTGGTGCTACATTAGGTAATATACTGGTAGGCGTAACCGGAGATAATGAGTTAGATACCAGTTCAGGTAATTTGACCATTGACAGCGCAGGTGGCACTACAACTATTGATGATGAATTAATAGTTAGTGGTGATTTGCAAGTAACCGGTAACGATATAAAAAATAGTGCTGGCACTGTTAGTTTGACTTTTGATGCTTTACAAAATGTCACAGTGCAGGGTGATTTAACTATATCAGGCAATGAATTATACAGCAGCAGTGGTCGTGTTGCTTATTTGGTAGGAACAGAATTAGAATTAACCGGCAGTCTGCGTATTGATGGCAACACAATTAAAGCCAGTGATAATAATACAAATATCACAATGACCAGCAATACTTTAACCACTTTTGCTGGTGATATCAAAGTCACGGGCAACGATATTCAAAGTAGCACTGGCGCAACTGCTATAACACTGAGTGGTGCGGATGTAACTATACCCGGTAATCTCACCGTAGATACCAGCACATTATTTGTTGATGCCACTAATAATATTGTAGGTATTGGAACGGCAACACCTGGCATATTTGGTAATACTAGTTATCCGTTAGAAGTTGTAGGTGCTACCAATGGCGCAGTATTTACACGAACCAGCACTGCCGCTAACACAAATAATCCTATTATATTATTAAAAGACAAAGGAGCAACTGCCAGAGCAGTAAATGATGGTTTACAAATATTATACGGCGTGGAAAATACTACCAGTGTAGTCTATGGTGCTGCACTTCGTATGATATGCACTGACGCGACTGCGGCCAGCGAAGATTATGATTTTACCGTTCAACTCATGCAAAATGGTGCCGCTACGGCAGAACGGTTCCGCGTTGCCAGCACAGGGGATGTTACTGTAGTTGGTGACATTAGAATCAATGGCAATGACATCAAAGCCAGTGATGGCACAACTGCTATAACACTTAGCAGCAATGATGTCACTATAGCAGATAAATTAACTGTTAACGGTGCGTTATTAACCGCTAATGCAGAAGATTTGGCCAATGCAGCCGCAGTAAGTTTAACTGTAGTGCCTACTTATATTGAAACTGGTGCCGCAGGTGAAACAGCCACACTGGCAGCAGGCACAGCAGGACAATTTAAAACATTTGCTATGACTGCGGATGGTGGTGGTGACATGGTAATTACTGTAACTAACGCTGCTTGGGGTGGTGCTGGCACTATGACGTTTAACGCAGTGGGACAGGGCTGCACACTGCAATATATTAACAGTAAATGGTGTTGCGTAGGTAATAACGCTGTTACATTTGCCTGATTAATTTTAGCTAAATATGATAACTGGATATAGACTTATCTATATCCTTTTATCCCTTAGGAGAACAATAATGGCAGGTGTATTACGTTTTAGTGATTACTTGGGTGGCCCTGATAACATCCAAGTTGAAGAAATATTTCCCAATACCAAAAGAACTTACTTGTATGATTTCAATCAGAATATTACCAGTTGGACCTGGGCACTTAAAGCACAGACCATAGTGGTAAATCCACTTACCTGGGATAGGTATAGCGGAGAACCTAATTTTGCCAGCAGCTATGTTATAGGATATTTCGCCAGCAATACATATACCGTAGACAGCACTATACTAAATGTTGTCAGTGCTGCTAATGGCACGGTAAATCTAACCATACCAGCGAATTTATATACAGGTCCCATTATTCCAGACGCTCGCAGTAAAGTGCCTATCAGTATTGTTACTTTTACTTGGACTACAGCAGATAGTCCCACACAGGTCAATAGCCATCGCTGGGCTTTTATCCAGTGCTATGCTCCCGGAGTAACCATAGGTGATCCCACACTAGATGCTGGATACACTGCCTTTACCGTAGCCTAAGGAGCAAGAATGTGGCAAATATATCAGTTACAAGAACCAGTAACGACATAACCGTTACAAAACCCAATACCAGTTTTGAGGTAACCACTCCCACACAACAGGTTATTAATATAGGCAATCCCAGTGTCAGCATTGACATCGCTACACAGCCCATAGACATAACCATAACAGAAGTTGGCATTACCAACACGGACCAACTTATAGAAGGCACTAGTAATTTATTTTTTACTAATGCTCGTGCTCGTAATGCCATCAGTCTCACAACAGACGATGCCGCAATATTAAGTTATAACACTGGCACAGGTGTTTTTGCTTGGGCAACACCCACTACAACTAAAATCACAGAAGGCACTAATTTATATTTTACTAATGCTCGTGCTGATGCTAGAGCAGATGTTAGAATAGCAGCCAGCAGTATCAACGCACTAGCAGATGTAGATACTGCTACAACACCACCCAGTGCTAATCAGGTTCTGGGCTGGAATGGATCAAACTGGATACCCAGTACTGCTGCCAGTATTGGCGCAGTAACCAGCGTTAATGGTGATGGTGGACCCGCTGTTGTTTTAGACACAGATGACATAGCAGAAGGTGTTACAAATGTATATTATACAGATACTCGTTTTGATAACAGACTGGCTACAAAAACAACCACTAACTTATCAGAAGGTAGTAATTTATACTATACTGACACTAGGTTTGATAATAGGCTTGCTACAAAAACAACCACTAACTTATCAGAAGGCACTAATCTTTATTACACAGACGCTCGCAGCAGAACTGCTATAACAGTGTCAGACACCGGTGGTGATGGCAGTTTAAGTTATGACAACGGCACAGGTGTTATAACTTATACAGGACCCAGTGCTACAGAAGTGCGTGCTCATTTTACGGCAGGCACAGGTGTATCAATCAGTAGCGGGCAGATTAGCATAGGACAGGCTGTGGGAACTACGGATAATGTTCAGTTTAATGACCTAACAGTGTCAGGCAATCTAACCGTAAATGGAACTACCACACAGATTAACACTGATGTATTAAATGTTGAAGACAATGAAATAACACTTAACAGCAATGTCGTAGGCAGCGCCAATTTAGATGCCAGTATAATTATTAATCGTGGATCTGACACTGATGTAAAATTGCTTTGGAATGAAAATACTAATAAATGGCAATTTACCAATGATGGCAGCACCTACTATGATTTTGTCACAGCAGACACAAATACAACTTATAGTATATCGGCAGAAACAGCAACGGGTGGTGCTAATTTAAGACTAACAGATTCTGGTGCCGGCACTGATGATGTTAAACTTAACAGCGGTACTGGCGTAACCGTTAGTAGAACGGATGCCAACACTATAGATATTGCTATTGGTCAAAGTGTAGCTACAACTGATAGTCCACAATTTTTAGGTGCTAGCCTAGGTAATATTACGGTGGGCGTAGCAACTGATAACACAATTACAACTACCAGTGGTGATTTAATATTAACAGCAAATACAAATAAAGTAACTACAACGGGCACACTGGAAGTTAATAATGGTGCGTTCAGCGTTACAAGTGGCTTTCTAGATTTAACTATAGGCACGGCACAATTAACAGCCAATCTTTTAGACACAACTGCTACAACCGTAAACGCATTTGGTGCTGCGACTGCTGTTAATATTGGCGCAGCCACTGGTTATACTACTATAGATAATAACATTGTCAAAGGCGCAGTAAGAGCACCTTTCTTAGCCAATAATGATGTATATGGTTTTGGCACAGCAGGAACTACTGGGCGCGGCCTGGGTATAAGTGTAGATAATAGTGCTGACACAAGTAAAAGAGCAAATATTGTAACAAGAGCATATAGCGGTGGAACTGGCACTGCACCACGCAATCCTATTATAGGTGAAACTGCTCGTAATACAGCAGCAAGTCCGTATCGCTTGAGTGCCAATGACAACATATTAGAATTTTTAGGCAATGGCTATTATGATGATCTTGCTGGCACAGCCAATTGGAGTTCAGCAAACGCCAGTGCATTAAGTCCACTTATCGTGCGTGGGCGTGCAAGAGAAACATGGACTGGTCAAAGTAATTTAGGAACAGAATGGCAAGTATTATTAATGCCAGGAGGTGGTGTAGTTCCTGCTGCCAATAATTATGTCAGTAATACTTTTAATCCAGTTGGTGGTAATAGTTTTACCAGTGACAGTCATACATTTAGTGCTCGCAATACAGCACAGGGTGGCAGTAATTTTGGCAATCAATTATTAGTCAATGACACAGGTATTCAGGTCTATGGCAATAATATCGTTGCCAGCGATGGTAATACAAATATTACCTTAACTGGAAATACATTAACCGCCTTTGCCGGAGATATTAAAATATCAGGCAATGATATACAATCAAGTTCAGGATCAACAGCTATAACGTTAAGCGGAACAGACATTACAATTGCTGGTGATCTGGCAGTAAATGGCGATGATATAACCACAAATCAAACAACATTTAATTTAGTTAACACAACGGCTACAACAGTAAACGCATTTGGAGCGGCAACCACCGCAAATGTAGGTAATACCGCTGCCTTAAGTTTAGTCAACGTGGGCAACAGTGTTACATTTGCTGCCAATGCCTATTCAGGTGATATTCGCAACAGTAATACATTAAACAATAATGATATTTGGAGTTTTAACAATGGTGCAGGTGGTAGTTACAAAGGCCTAAGTATCAGTAATAGCACAAATACTACAGATAGAGCCGGTATTATATTAAGAAGTTATGGTGTCAGTGGTGGTGCTCCTCGTGCCGGCATAATTACAGAAATCGCTCGTGGATCAGCAGCCAGTCCCAGTGCGTTAATAACAGGCGATTTGTTAGTAGATTTAACAGGCACTGGATATAATGGTACTGACTGGGCCACTGATGCGGTTGTTAATATTCCATTTGCTATTCAGGGTATTACTACAGAAAATTGGAATGGTACAACCAATATGGGTTCGGCTTTTCGTGTAAGAGCACAGCCCGCTAACACCAATTTTACCACTGGTAGCTTGGTTAATGTCATAGAACATAATCCAGATTCAGCAACTTATCGCAGCGAAGCATTTACATTTAGACCCAAAACAGGAACTACAGATTTATTAACCATAGATAATTCAGGCAATGTAGCAATTGCTGGTGATTTGCGAATTAATGGCGATGACATCAAAGCCAGCGATGGTAACACAAATATCACACTTACCAGTAATACACTGACAACATTTAGTGGAGATATTAGAATTAATGGCAATGACATACAGGCCAGTGATGGTAACACAAATATCACACTTACCAGTAATACACTGACCACCTTTGCAGGTGATTTACAAATTAATGGCAATGATATCAAAGCCAGTGATGGTGCCACAGCGATAACACTGGAACCTGTCACAAGTTATGATCCCAATACACAGATAGTGGCAAACTTATTCAAAGGTGATATACGCAATGCCACTACGGAAAGTGCTGGTGATGTGTGGCAACAGGGCACGGCAGGTTATCGCGGTATCAGTGTAGACAACAGCCAAAATACTGCCAAAAGGCCTGGTTATATACTGCGTGGTTATAGTGGTGGTGCCAGTGCTCCACGCAGCACATTTGTAGGTGAAACAGCAAGAGGCACAGCAGCAAGCCCAGTGCGATTAAGCACTAACGATAACATGTTGGAGTTTTTTGCCACAGGTTATTATGACAATGGCTCAGGCAGTGCAGGCTGGATGTCAGATGCCAATGTGGCTCCAGGTATGATTATGCGAGCAAGAGCCAGTGAAAACTGGTTGGGTGCCAGCAACATGGGCACGGAATTTCAAATACTATTAACACCCACGGGTGTAACACAAAATGCAGGTGGTGCCGCTTACAATACCAGTTTAATATTGAATCCCACAGCAGGAAATAGTTATCGCAGTGACAGTCATACTTTTATCACTCGTAGTGCTGGTGCAGGTGGCACAAATACCACACAACTTACAATTGATAGTTCAGGTAATGTAGTAATTACTGGTGATTTGCGAATTAATGGCAATGACATTCAGGCCAGTGATGGCAACACAAACATAACATTAAACAGCAATACACTGACCACCTTTGCAGGTGATATCAAAGTAGCAGGAAATGACATACAGGCCAGTGATGGCAACACAAACATAACATTAAACAGCAATACACTGACCACCTTTGCAGGTGATATTAGAGTCAATGGCGGGGATATACAAAACGACAGTGGCGATACAACTATTACAATGGCTACAGGTGCAGGTGCATTGACCACCTTTGCCGGTGATATACAGATCAATGGTGACAGTGTATATGACAGCACGAACAAAGAACGCATAGAATTTCAAATTGCCAACGATCGCATAGCATATTATGGCACACGAAATCAATATTATTATGCAGATGTAGCCAATGCCAGCACAATATATTTTAATCCCGGTGATAAAAGTGGTGCCACACAGGGTGAACGCTATACGCAGTTCAATATGATTAATAGAAATACTAACAGCGACACACATAGTCTGTTTAGTATGACAACTTATAATTTTAACAATGGCACTGGCAATTATAGTGCTACACTGGCTGATGAAATTATTGGTAGGATAGGAGCAACTGGACAATATGGCACTGGCACTAGTCCACAGACCAATCAATCTTGCGCGGATGTGGAATTTAGAGCAGCAGAAAACTTTACTGCATCAGCCAATGGCGGTCGTGTTGTATTCAAGGCAGTAGAAATAGGCACCACTAATACTCTTGTTGATGTTATAGCAGTTGATACCAGTAATGCGTATATTCGCAGTGATAACTTTTATTTTAGAGATAATGGCAACACAGCTCTAACCAGTGCCAATATTAATTATACAAGAACCTATGGTGAGTTTGCTTATACAGCAGGCACAATAACTATAGCAGCACAAAACACCGTATATGCTTTCCCACTGGATACTACATTAAGCAGCAGTGGCGTAACTATCAGCAATACCAGTCATATCAATATCAATGTGTCAGGACATTATAAGATTATTATGAGTCTACAGGCTGCTATGGAAACAAATACCATTGGCCAATTTGATTTTTGGCTGCGTAAAAATGGCACCGATGTTGCCAATAGTGCCACGCAGGTTGACTTGTTAAAGGATCAGAAAAGTGTCGTCGCAATGGACTGGCTGGTAGAAAGTGATGGCAATGATTATTGGGAAATTGTATATGCCAGTCCTGATAGCGACTATGCTGACATAGACTTTCCTTATATCCCAGCCTGGACTACGCCCACTAACCCATATGCTCGTCCAGCAGCACCACCAATATTAGTAAATGTAATACCAGCAGGTATGTAACCGGGAGACAATTATGCCAATGAAAAAATACAAAAAAAGTAAAAAGCGAAAGTATTAATTATAATACTAAATTACTAGGAGACGATTATGGCGTTAAAAAAAGGATACTCAAAAAAAACCATTGCTAAAAATATTGCTACAGAAGTTCGTGCGGGACGACCCGTCAAACAAGCCGTAGCCATTGCTTACAGCGTGGCTAGACAATCAGCACCTAAAAACCGACGCAGTCAATTTGCTAGGCCCAGTAAAAAATAATATGCTATGGTAAAAGAAACAGAAGATTTAGCCACGCATGTCAGTTTATGCGAATTACGTTATAAAGAATTGGAAAGGAGACTGGATCATGTTGAAGGCCGTTTGTCCTCGTTGGCGTCTGAAGTCGCTAATCTTAAAACACAGATGCAGGCAGGTTTCAGTGAAATTCGTTTGCTTATTGAACGGCAAAACAATTCGGGAAAAACACAGATCATTGCCTCCGCCGGAGCCATTATTGTAGCCATGGTCGGTGCCATTGCTTACTTTGTGAGATAATTATGTAAATACCCCAATGAGCAATCACGCATATAACTGGATATTTCGGTATAACAAACCCGAGCAGGGTATAACGTATATAGATCCCAGAATACCCCTGGCACGCCATATTGAATGGAGTCGTCCCAGTACGTCATTTACAGATTTTAGCACACCTGAACCCGATAATTACAACTATGCTGTTCTGGCTGATCGTGCCTATGATTGCGATTTTATTAGAAATCAAGTATTTTATCATGATGTGGCACGCCGTGGTTGGATTGGTTTATACATGGTCAGTGATGTTGTAAATATGCGTTTTGTTCGTTGGTATAACCTCTTAGCCTGGCGTGCTGTCTGGCATAATAGGCGGTATGTGCCAGTGAGACCCAGGCGAAGTCTATTATGGAATAGAGCTGGCTCGTCAGAATACACGGACAATGAGCTGCTGTACACCATGGGCTACTATCAGAACTTTATTCATAAATATGATTTG